GTAAAGTATCTTGATGAACACTTCGACTCACAAATACAACAAGGTGATTTAGTTGGTTTTACTCCTGGTAGTGAATACGAGTTCATAGTAGATGATGAAAGATTATATAGAGTTAGATCTCAGTCATTAACTATTAGATATGAATATCAAGGAGACGAAAAAGAATATAATCCAAGCTGGGCATAAAGCAGTTGAAGAGTTGATAAAGGTTGCTAAAGAAGCTATAGTTGATTCAGATGATGATATATCAGCTGATAGGTTAAAGAATGCTGCTGCAACAAAAAAGCTAGCTATATTCGATGCTTTTGAAATACTAAATAGAATACAAGAAGAAGAGGATATGTTAAACAATAAACCTAAGGAAGAGACTAAAGAATCTTCATTTGGTGGTTTTGCAGAAAGAAGATCTAAGTAATGTATCAGCAACAGTTATTCAAGGTTATAGAACCTATAAAAATAAACACCATTAAGAGACTTAATAAGTCTAAAAAATGGAAGTATGGTTACAATAAAGAACATGATGTTGTTGTCATAAGTAAGACTGGGCAGATAGGTGAAGTATATGAAATACAGAATTTAAAAATAGCTTTACCTAAGATTATAAACCCAGTAAAATTTAGTAAAGATAGATGGGAGGTTACTGAATATCCAAAAGAACTTAAAAGAATTAAGACTGTATTTGATTGGAGAGATTACCCTGATGAATTTAAAGATAAATGGTATGAGTATATTGACACAGAGTTTAAGTATCGTGAAGAAGGTTTCAGCTTTATTAACAAAGGTGAGCCTACTTATATTACTGGTACTCATTACATGTACTTGCAGTGGTCCAAGATTGATGTTGGGCAGCCAGACTTTCGAGAAGCAAATAGATTATTCTATATATTCTGGGAAGCTTGTAAAGCTGATGCCAGGTCATATGGAATGTGCTATCTCAAGAATCGACGCTCAGGTTTTTCATTCATGGCGTCCGGGGAGTGCGTTAACATGGCGACAATATCAACCGACTCACGGTTTGGGATACTGTCCAAATCTGGCCCCGATGCTAAAAAGATGTTCACAGATAAAGTGGTACCCATTTCTGTTAACTACCCATTTTTCTTTTCCCCAATCCAGGACGGTATGGACAGGCCCAAGACGGAACTTGCCTATCGTGTACCCGCCTCCAAGCTTACCAGAAGATCCATCGTTAGAACAACCAAGCAGACCGAAACCGAGACGCTATCAGGGCTCGATACGACGATCGACTGGAAGAACACCGGTGACAACTCCTATGATGGGGAGAAACTCAAACTCCTCGTCCACGACGAATCAGGTAAATGGGAGAGGCCGAACAACATCCTCAACAACTGGCGTGTTACGAAAACCACCCTTAGATTAGGTAGTAGAGTAATAGGTAAGTGTATGATGGGATCAACATCAAACGCTTTAGACAAAGGAGGAGATAATTTTAAGAAACTATATAAAGCTTCAGATGTTACAAAACGAAACCGCAATGGACAGACAAGCTCGGGACTATATTCTTTATTCATACCTATGGAATGGAACTACGAGGGGTTCATTGATTCTAATGGAATACCTGTATTCGACACACCTGAAACAGAAAAGGTTGGACCTTTTGGCGAGACTATAGATATAGGTATACTAGAACATTGGCAGAATGAAGTTGATGGCTTAAAAGATGATGGTGATGCTTTAAATGAATTTTATAGACAGTTCCCACGTACAGAAGAGCATGCTTTCAGAGATGAAACAAAAAACAGTATATTTAATTTAGCTAAAATATACGAGCAAATAGATTACAACGAAGAGACAAACTACATAAACACTATAACCACTGGTAACTTTCAATGGGCTAATGGTGTTAAAGATAGTAAAGTTATATTTTACCCCGATAAAAATGGTAGATTTAAATTAAGCTGGACACCACCATCCCACTTACAGAATAACGTTATATTAAAAAATGGTTATAAGAAACCAGGTAACGAACACATAGGTGTTTTTGGTTGCGATAGCTACGATATATCTGGTACAGTTGATGGTAAAGGTTCTAAAGGAGCTTTACACGGGTTAACTAAGTTTAGTATGGAAGATGCACCAGTAAACCATTTTTTCTGTGAATACATAGCTAGACCACAAACCGCTGAGATATTCTTTGAAGATGTACTTATGGCTTTAGTTTTTTATGGAATGCCTATACTAGCAGAGAATAACAAACCACGTTTATTGTATTATTTAAGAAGAAGAGGATACAGAGGCTTCTCAATGAACAGACCTGATAAAGTATGGAACAAACTATCTGTTGCTGAAAAAGAAGTAGGTGGAATACCTAACTCTAGTGAGGATATAAAACAATCACATGCAGCCGCAATAGAAATGTACATACAGGATCACGTTGGTATAAAGCCAGACGGGTCACACGGAACAGTTTATTTCAATGACCTTCTTAACGATTGGTCTAAGTTTGATATAAACAATAGAGGTAAATTTGATGCATCTATAAGTTCTGGTTTAGCTATAATGGGTTGTAATAGACATTTATATGCTCCAAACGCTAAAGTAGAAAAACAAAAACTAAATATAAGTTTCGCAAGGTATAAACAAGGTGGAACACATTCAAAATTAATAGAAAATTAATATGGCTGAGTCAGTTGTTAAAAGTTCTTTTCCAAGTCAAGTCGCTAGCGATTTAGAGAAAGTGAGTAAAGACTACGGTTTGAAAGTTGCTAAAGCAATTGAAAGCGAGTGGTTCAAAAGAGATTCTGGTACTAACAGATTCTTTGGTAACCAAACAGAGTTTCACAAACTAAGGTTGTATGCTAGAGGAGAACAATCAATACAAAAATATAAAGATGAATTATCTATAAACGGTGATTTATCTTACCTAAATTTAGACTGGAAACCAGTACCTATTATACCTAAGTTTGTAGATATAGTAGTAAACGGTATATCTGAAAGAGTATTTGATATAAAAGCATTTTCACAAGATCCAGCAGGTGTAAGCAAGAGAACAGCTTATATGGAGTCAATGCTTAGAGACATGAGAACTAAGGATTTAAACGCATATGCTAAAGAAGCGTTTGGCGTTGATCTTAATGAAAACGATCCAGAGATACTACCTGACTCACAACAAGAGTTAGACTTGCATATGCAACTTAGTTACAAGCAAGCTATAGAAATAGCTGAAGAGCAAGCTATCAACGTTGTTCTTGAAGGTAATAAGTATGATTTAACTAGAAGAAGAGTTAACTACGATTTAACAGTACTTGGTATGGGTGCTGTTAAAACTGTTTATAATAAATCAGAAGGTATTAAAGTTGAGTACGTTGATCCTGCTAATATGGTTTATTCGTATACTGAGTCACCTTACTTTGATGATATATACTACGTTGGTGAGGTAAAAACAATACCAGTAAACGAGCTTAAAAAACAATTCCCTAATTTATCTAAAGAAGAGTTAGTTAAAATAACTGGGCAAGGGTTTCAAAACAGTGGCTTCTACAATAGAAGTTTAACTGAGTCTAACCAAAACGATAAAAACCAAATACAAGTACTGTACTTTAATTACAAAACATATGCTAATGAAGTGTATAAAGTTAAAGAAACAGCAACAGGTGCTAGTAAGGTTATAGTAAAAGATGATTCTTTTAACCCTATGGTAGATCAAATGCTTGAAGCTAAGTATGGTAAAATGTCTAGATCACTAGAGGTTTTATACGAAGGAGCTTTAGTGTTAGGTACTGAAATACTACTTGATTGGAATTTAAGTAAAAACATGATGAGACCTAAGAGTGATCACACTAAGGTTAAAATGAATTACAGTATAACAGCGCCTAGAATGTACAAGGGACGTATAGAATCACTTGTAGGACGTATAACTGGTTTTGCTGATATGATACAACTAACTCATCTAAAACTGCAACAGGTGATGTCTAGAATGACTCCTGATGGTATATACTTAGATGCTGATGGTTTAGCTGAGATTGATTTAGGTAATGGAACTAATTATAATCCACAAGAAGCATTAAACATGTTCTTTCAAACTGGTTCTATTATAGGTAGGTCTATGACATCTGAAGGTGATATGAACCCAGGTAAAGTACCTATACAAGAAATATCTAGTGGAAACGGTGGTGCTAAAATGCAGAGTTTAATAGGTACGTATAACTACTACTTACAAATGATAAGAGATGTGACTGGTTTAAATGAATCATCAGACGCATCTACTCCATCAAAAGATGCTTTAGTTGGTGTTCAAAAAATAGCAGCAGCTAACAGTAACACAGCTACAAGACATATACTACAATCAGGATTATACATAACATCAGAAGTCGCTGAAGCTATATCACTTAGAGTATCGGATATACTGGAGTATTCTCCTACAAGAGATGCTTTTATACAAAAGATAGGAATACACAATGTATCTACATTAAGTGAATTAGGTAACTTACATTTATCAGACTTTGGTATACACATAGAGTTATCGCCTGATGAAGAGCAAAAAGCTTTACTAGAGCAAAATATACAAATGGCTTTATCTGGTGGAGGTATTGATTTAGAAGACGCTATAGATCTTAGAGAGATTAAGAATATAAAGTTAGCTAATCAATTACTTAAGATACGTAGAAAAAAGAAACAGGAGAGAGATCAGTTAATGCAACAGCAAAATATACAGGCTCAAGCACAAGCTAACGCTCAAGCTCAACAAGTAGCTGCTCAAGCTGAAGTACAAAAAAATCAAGCTATAACTCAACAGAAGATGGAGTTAGAGCAAATGAAAGCTAAGATAGAAGAGGAGAAGCTAGCTAGAGAAGTTTTATACAAGAAAGAACTTATGAACCACGAGTTTCAAATAAACATGAGACTTAAAGGTATGGAAGTTGAGGGTATGAAAAACAAAGAAGCTTATAAAGAAGATCGTAAAGACGAAAGAACTAAGATACAAGCATCTCAACAAAGTGAGTTGATTGATCAAAGAAATAGTGGTAAACCACCTAAAAACTTTGAATCTTCAGGTAATGATATACTTGGAGGTGGTTTTGATCTAGGGGCATCAGATCCTAGATAATTATTTATTAATTTTATAATATTATATTATGTCAGAAGAAAAACAAGAAGAACTTCAAGAGGAAGCTGTAGAGCAAACTCAAGAAGTTAAAGTTGAAGCTGTTCCAGAGGAACCAGCTGATGACGGGCCAAAAGCTGAAATTTTAGAAGATGGTACGTTTAAATTAGATTTATCACAAGGTTCAAAAGAGCCAGAAGTAGAACAAGAGCCGGAGCCAGAAGTACAACAGGAACCAGAAGTTGAAGAGCAATTTGTTGGTTTAGAGGAAGTTACAGAAGAACAACCGGTAGAAGAAGTAAAAGAGCAAGTAGAAGAACTTGAAGAACAAGTTGAACAAGCTTTAGTTGAAGCTGATGCTGGTGTTGAATTACCAGAGAACATTCAAAAAGTTGTTGAGTTTATAAACGAAACAGGTGGTTCGCTAGAAGACTATGTTAAACTAAATCAAGATTTTACTAGCTACGATGATAAGTCTTTACTTAGAGAGTATTACAAACAAACAAAACCTCATCTAGATAACGATGAAATAAGCTTTTTAATGGACGATCAGTTTTCGTTCGATGAAGACGTTGATGAGGAAATAGATATTAAAAGAAAAAAATTAGCGCTAAAAGAGCAGGTTGCAAGTGCTAAAGGCCACCTAGACGGGCTAAAGTCTAAATATTACGAAGAAGTCAAAGCTGGTTCTAAGCTCGCGCCAGAACAACAGAAGGCTGTAGATTTTTTCAATAGATATAACGAAGAGTTAGAGGAAACTAACAAGACTCAAGGTTTACAACAAAGAGTATTTCAAGAAAAAACTTCTCAAGTTTTTAACGATCAGTTCAAAGGTTTTGAATATAAGGTTGGAGAAAAGAAATACAGATTTAACGTAAAAGATGCTGCAAAGGTTAAGGATACACAAAGCGACATTAACAATTTTGTCAAGAAGTTCTTGAATGAAAAAAATGAAATGTCAGATGCTTCAGGTTATCACAAATCTTTATTTACAGCAATGAACCCTGATTTAGTAGCTCAACACTTTTATGAACAAGGTAAAGCTGACGCTGTTAAGAACAGTATGGCTAAATCTAAAAACATCGATATGGATCCAAGGTCTACTCACGAGAAGGCACCAAATCCAAATGGGTTTACAGTAAAAGCGGTTGATAGTAGTTCTAATGACTTTAAGTTTAAAATTAAAACAAGATAACTTAACTATTAAAATTAAAAATTATGCCTTTTAATTCATCAGGTGCTGCATTGTCGCACCTAACACCAAGACCTGTAAAAGATTTATACGGGTCAAACTACCTGTCTATAACAGGAAACGATTACAACTTTACTAAACAATTCCTACCAGAAGTTTACGAAAAAGAAGTTGAAAGATTCGGTAACAGAACTGTTGCAGGATTTTTAAAAATGGTAGGAGCTGAAATGCCTATGGCTTCTGATCAAGTTGTTTGGTCTGAGCAAGGTCGTATTCACATTGCTTATACTGGAGCTGTTGGAACTGATGTTTCTGCAGGTTTAATTACTTTTGGTGAAGCTCACAATATTAATGTAGCTGATACTATTATTGTTAACAAAGGTGGTGTAACTTTAAAATGTTACGTAACTGCTACTCCTTCTGCAACTACAATTAACGCTATACCTTACACTGCTGCTGATATCTCTGGATTAGGTGCTGATGGTGTAACTGCTTTAAATGTATTCGTATATGGATCTGAGTACAAGAAAGGTTCTGCTAACGTAGGAAACTCTAAAGATGCTGATTTTACTACTTTTACAAATAAGCCAATTATTTTAAGAGACAAGTACAGTGTTAATGGATCAGATACTGCTAGTATCGGTTGGGTAGAAGTAACTACTGAAGCTGGAACTGGAGGATACTTATGGTACTTAAAGTCTGAGCACGAAGCAAGATTAAGATTTGAAGATCAATTAGAAATGGCGATGATTGAAGCTGAGCCAGTATCTTCTTCTCAACTTGACACTGCTTTAGCTAGTACTGGAAATCATGGTTCACAAGGTTTATTCTCTGCTATTGAAGAAAGAGGATTAATCTACAACAACCCTGATTTTGGATCTGTTGCTGCTGGTGAAGGTTTAGCTGAATTTGACGTTGTATTACAAGAATTAGACAAGCAAGGTGCTATCGAAGAAAACATGATGTTCTTAAACAGAGGAACTTCATTAGCAATCGATAACATGTTAGCTACTCAAAATTCTTACGGAACTGGAGGTACATCTTATGGTGTATTTGATAACTCTGAAGATATGGCGATTAACTTAGGATTCTCAGGATTCAGAAGAGGTTCTTATGATTTTTACAAGTCTGACTGGAAATACCTAAACGATGGTACTACAAGAGGATTAATTGGAGATGTACAAGGTGTATTAGTTCCTGCTGGAACAAGTACTGTTTACGATCAACAATTAGGTAAAAACATCAAAAGACCATTCTTACACGTACGTTACAGAGCTTCTGAAGCGGATGATAGAAGAATGAAGTCTTGGATCACTGGATCTGTTGGTGGTAACTACACTAGCGACGAAGA